CCGCGCTCGAGCGCGCGCCCGCCCATCAAGCCCAGCACCGCAGCCAGGGGCTCACCAAACCAGAAGCGCCAGTCCACATGCGCGCAGCGGTTGGCCGCCCACAGGCACGCCGTCACGCCCACGATGCCCACCACCAGGCGCGCCAGGATCACGCTGGCCAGCAGCCACACCAGCACCAGCTCGGCGTCCACAGCTTTCACGGGTGCGCCTTGTGGCGGCGGTGCGGGCGATGCGCCCACACCTTCTGCGCCGTGCCCAGCCCCCACAGCAGCACGCCGCTGTACAAGATCGGCAGCGCGCTGCCGCTGACCTCGCAGTTCTTGTGCACCAGCATCTGATCGACCAGCGCCAGGCTGGCCAGGCTCGTGGCCGCCATGCCCACGCGCTGCATCAGGTTGTCGCGGTAGACCGGGCTGAACACCCCGGCCACGGTGATCACCGCGATGCCCATCAGCGCCAGCACGCTGATCCAACTCTCCAGCGGCATCCTTGCGAGCTCGTCCATCACACCCCCAGCTTCTTGCGGATCCAGTCCACCAGCGTGCCCACGGCCAACTCGGCCTTGAGTGCCGACAGCACCTCGAACAACTTGGCCGCCACGCTCATGGCAAACAGCCCCAGCAGGAACCCCACCAGGCCCTCGGCGCTGCTCACGCCCATGTAGCGTGCGGCCGGGTCGCTGCCCCAATAGCTCAGGGCCACGCCTCCGGCCACCATCGCCATGCGCACGAACAGCGTGCCGGCCAGGAACGGCAGCGCCACGATGGCGCCCAGCGCGCCAGGCCATGCCTTATGCACTTCAGGTGGCACGTCCATGCCGCCCTTCCTTTCTTGTTGTTCAGTTCGTGATCGGCACCAACTCACCGCCCTCCACCCGCCACGCGGTGGGGAAGGTCACATCAGGAAAGGCCTGCGCGCCCGCCGGAAGGTTGCGTTGCAGGGTCTCGTCATCGGCCACCAGCGTGGCGATCCAGTCGCCCGTGGCGTCGTACAGGCCCCAGGTGCGCGGCGCGCTCATCGCTTGAACTCGCGCGTCAGGATGCTGGCCTCGATGCTGCTGCCGTAGCAGCGCAGCTCGGTGGTGTGCCAGCCCGTGCTCAGCGTGCCGGCCCACACGTAGTGCTCCCTAGGCTGCCGGCGCACCAGGTTGTCGCTCGCGTAATCGCGCACCGCAAAGCCGTCGATCACCAGCGTCACGCGCGGCACGATGATGTCGCCCGCGCCCGCGTCGCCCTCGCCACCGCCGCCCACGTCCTGCGGGCTCATAGCGATGTCCCAGGTGATCACGGTGGGGCCTTCGCCGCTCGAGTAGAAGCTGATCGTCGTGTAGTTGTAGCCGACCGGGTTGTAGCTATCGAGCGTGCCCTGCCAGGCCGTGCCGCCCGTGGCCGCCGACGCCGCCATGCCCAGCGTGGTCACCGTGTTGGCCACCACCGCGTTGGCGGTCACGTTGCCGGTGACGGTGGCGTTCTCGAACACCGCGTTGTAGGCGCGCAGGTTGCCCAGCGCATCCACCTGGAAGCGCGGCAGCCCGCCCGGCCAGGTGCCCCAGCGGATCTCGTTCTGGCCCCAGCTCGAAAGCTGCATCAGCGCGTCGCCGCTGCGCATCTCCAGGAAGCTCGTGCCGTCCGGGTGGCGCGCCAGCACCCAGCCGTTCACGCCGTCGGCCCACCACTTGGTGCCGCTGCGCACGAAGCCGTAGTCCCCGGCGTTGTTGCTGTTGATGCTCAACTGCCCGGTGGTGCACACGCCCAGGTTGGCGCTCAGGGCGCTGAGGAAGGCCACGTTGATCTTCTCGGCCGTCACCTCGCCCGCGCCGATCTTGGCGGCAGTGACCGACAGCGCGCCGAGCTTGGGCGTGGTGATGCCGCCGTCGGCGATCTGCGTGGTGGTGATCGTGCCCAGGATGTCGCCCGCATCCACCGCCTTGACCCACGCGCCGCCCACCAGGCGGTAGAGCTTGCCGTCGGTGGTGAGGAAGATCACCGCCGGCCCGGTGTAGCCGACCACGCTCGGCAAGGCGTTGTAGATGCCGATGTAGTCGGCGTTGGGCGGGATCTGCGGCGTGATGTCGGGCAGCGTGGCCGTGGCCGTGGTGGGCGTGGTGCTCAGGTTGCTGCTGGCGTCCACCGCGCGGATCGCAAACGTCCAGGTGCCCGCGGCCTGCGGCTCCACGATCGCAAAGCTGTACGCGGTCTGGCCGGGGATGGCGGTGTGCGAAAAGAGCCGCGTCGCCGTGGCCCAAGTGATGCTGCCGCCCGCGGCGTAGCGCACCTCGAAGCCCGCCAGGTCGGCCGGCGGGGTGCCGTAGCTCCACTGGAAGCGGCGCGTGTTGCCGGACAGCAGCGTCACGGCAAAGGTGTCGACGTTCGGCGGCGGCGCGTCCTTGCCCAGCACCGTGTGGCTGACCGTGGCCCACGCACTGCGCGCGCCGATGGCGTTGCGCCGCCGGGCGCGGATTTCCATCGCTGCCCCGGCCGGCATCCCGGCCAGCAGCGCGGCGCCGGCCGAGTCATCGGCCTCGGGGTGCGGGCTCCAGGTCGTGCCGCCTGTGGCGCGGCTCTCGATCTCGATCTTGTTGCCGTCCACGCCCGCCGCCCAGGTCAGGCGCACGCGGCTGATCACCGTGCCGTCTTCGGCCACCTGGGCGTAGGCGTCACCCGAGGCGGCGGCCAGGCTGGCCGGCTGCGACACGATCCACGGGCTGGGCAGGGTCAGGTCGGGCGCCGGGTCGCTGACCTCGGCATCGGCCAGCGTCCACGCCCACACGTCGGCGGAATCCTCGCGCAGCGTGAGGTCCACGCCCAGGTCGTCGCTGAGCGCCCAGCCCTCCACGCGGAACACCTTCGCCGTCCAGCCAAAGAGCGGCAGCGTGATGCCCACCGTGTCGCCGGGGCGCAGAGCGAGCGCCACGCCCAGCTTGGCCGGGAAGCTCAGCGTGCCCAAGCGGGCGCGCTTGAGGGCGATTTGCGCGCGGCGCTGCGCGCGCACCGGGTCGCTGATGCCTTCGAGCGGCACATCGAGCGCAAGCTCGCCCCCGTCGGCGGTCACGAAGGCGGGCGCAGTCACTGCCGGGTAGGCGGCGGCCACGTAGTTGCTGCTCGGCCCGCTCCACGAGCCCTTGATCACGTTGGCCAGGTCACGACGCGGCGGGTGCGGGATGAAGGCCGGCGCATCGCGCAGGTCGTCGGCCGTGAGCGTGAGGCTGGGCGCGGTGTACGCGCCAGCTACCAGGCGCCACACGCCGCCGGTAAGGGTCAGGAAGCCAGCGCAGGTGTCCTGCATCTTTTCAAGGACATCGCCCGGGAGGTCGTCCTCGGTGATGGTGACGTCGCACGTGTAGCGCCGCTGCCGGTAGCTGCCGCCGCCAAGCGATTCCCACGTGCCGGCCGCGACCTCGGCGTCCAGCGCCGTCACCCAGCGCGCGGCGTCCGGGTTGCCGGCGGTGTTGACGGTGATCCACTCGTCGCACACGTTGGCGGCGGCCTGGAAGCTGGCCTCGTCGATGGCCGCGTTCGGCCACACGCGCAGCAGGTAGTCGCGGATCACCAGCGCGGCGTTGCGTGACCAGGCGGTGCTGCCGGTGCGCGGGTCGTAGAGGCGCGCGCCGCGCACCACGGCGCTGACGCTGGGCAGACCCTGCGTGAAGATATCTGGCACCCAATTCGTCTGCACGATGGCGTAGGCCACCCCGTCGCCGCGGTGCGCCGCCGTCCACTTTCCGCCGGACACGGCGATCAGCGCCGCGTCGGCCGTCTGGCTGGGCGCGCCCGGGTATCCCGTGACGCGCGCCGCGGCGGCCGTGCCGATGGCGTACTTGCCGCCAGTCTCCAGGCTGAAGGTGGCAGCGGGCAGCGTGCTGCCCTGGAACTCGAGCAGGTCGTCGTTGAAGTAGACGCGCTCGTAGGCGTCGATCTCGTGCCCGGCCAGGGCGAGCACTTGGTGCAGCACCCTGTTCTCGACGTTGCTGCTGTGAGGGAAAGACAGCACCCCGCCCACGCGCCTGCGGCCGTAGATGATGCGGCGCGGCTCCACGCTGCCGCGAATGGTGACCATCAGGTCGCGGCGCGCGGCCTCGGCCGCCTGGGCGGCCTTGCGCGCCTGCTTGCGCGCCTGCACTTGGGCCACTGCCACGCTGGTGGCCAGGGCGGCCACCTGCAGCGTGGTGACCACGCTGGTAATGGCGGTGCCGGTGTAGAGCGCAATGAGCGGTATGGCCTGCGGCATCAGTCAACCCTCCAGGCCGTGAGCCAGTCGCCCGGCGCCACGCGCTGCGCGCCCAGGCCCATGGGCACCAGGGCCGCCTGGCCCACGCACACGCCCAGGCACTCGTGTCGCCCGGCGCGCACCAGCACCAGGTCACCACGCTGGGCGAGGCCCACTTCGTCGAGCGGCTCGCCCATCGCGCGGGTGATGGCCGCGGCCATGCCGCCCCGGCGGCCGATCTCGAGCAGCGCCCCGCCAGCGGTGGTGTAGCTCAGGCCCAGCGGGGCGAGCACGTCGCGGCCCGTGGCCATCCACACCCAGCGCGCGGCGCAGTGCACGCAGTCCCAGAAGCCCCACTCCCAGCTCGCGCGCTCGGCCTCGTAGGTCCAGTCGGCCAGACGCTGCTCCCAATCGGCGCGCCTCATCCCTTGCCCCACTGGATGGTCCGCTCGCTGGCCTCGGTCACGTACTCGAAGAACTTGTCGCCCGGGTGCAGGCGTTGCTGGTCGGCATCGGTGAACTTGGTCGACGGCGGGCGCGCCCACATGGCCAAATCGCTCTCGACGTTGATCGTCACCGAAGCGGTGTCGCCCGTGGTGACCTCCATCGAATCCATGCGCGCGCTCATCAGCAGCAGCGGGTCGGCCACCAGCGCGCCGGATGCGTTGAGCAGGCCCAGCCACACGCGCGCGGGGCGGCCCTGGTAGCTTTCCTGCAGCGCGATGGCCAGCACCGCCGGGTCGAGCCCCGAGAGCGCTAGGCGCAGGCCGGTGGCTTCGAGGCTGGTGTTCTCGCGGATCGTGTCCACCGTGCCCAGCAGCCCCACGCCGAGCCAGTCGGACCCGTTCCACGGCACCGTGGATCCGGCGGTGCACAGGCGCACCAAGCCGCTGGCGAAGTCGAGTTCCACGAAGAGCAGCGGCGTGATGCTGGGCTGCGCCAGCTCTGTGAGCATGGCGACGGTGGCGGGGCGGGTGCTCATGGCAACGCCCTCCCAATCTCAGCGGCAACTCGGACGATGGCACGGCGAGTGGCGGCATTTGCATCGCTGCCGTATTCCTCCTCAACGTGCTCCACGCCAACCGTGGGCCACGCCTGAACAAATCCATCAAACCCAGACGCCGGGGGCGTGAATTGCAAAGAGCTGCACAACTTCACCGCCAGCCTTAGCGCATCTCCATCGTCAGTAAGCGGGTTCCACCAACTCTCTGGCGTGTCTGCCCACATCCTTTCTTTACTGCTCCACTCGCCAGACAAACGAATCCCCGCCGCCTTTGCAGCGAGTTCCAGCATTTCGCGGTCAGTCATGCCAGCGCCTCCACCGCGTCGAGCGTCCAATCGGCAAACCCGCCCGCGCCGATCACCAGGCCGGCTTCATCGCTGGCGAGCATGAAGGTGCCCTTGGGGTTGGCCAGCGTGATGCTGGCGCCATTGGTGGGCGAGGTGCGCAGCGGCGGGGCGATGGGCAGGCTCATCTGGCCGGCGCCGTCGGCCGTGGCGGCGGCGGTGGCGCGCACGAGCTGGCCGGTGGGCAGTTGCAGGAAGTCGCCAGCGGCCAGCGTGGCGCTGGCGGTGGTGAGCAGGGCCAGCGTGGAGCCCGTCTGCAGCGGGCCGTTGACCGTGGCGGTGCGCGCCGATCCGCGCGGCAGCCAATACTCGGGCGGGCTGAAGAAGAAGCGCCCCGCGCGGCCGTTGAGGCTGGCGAGCCAGCCTTCCACGGTGCGGCGCTCGTCGCCGCTGAGCGCCGGCCAGGTGGAGGTGAACTTCCACACCGCGCCGGGCAGCGCCAGCGTGCGCGTGGCGCCACTGAGCGGGCTGGTGTGGGTCATGGTCTTGGAAACCAATGCCCACGACAGGCTTGAAGGCTTGCGCGACAGCGATGGGAACGCGATGGTCGGCATTACGCGAAGGCTCCCCTACGTTGCATGCTGGCCAGGATCCTGCGTTCGGCCTCGGCCACCGCCATGGCGCCCGCGGCGCGGATGGTGGCCGCGTCGCTGCGCGAGTCGATCTGCTGATTGATCACGACGGATACGCCCCCTGCGCCCGCCGGGACGATGGATCCGCCCGTGGCCGGCACGAATCGCTCCGGGCCGCTCTCGCCGACCAGGTAGCTGGTCCCGGCCATGACGGAGCCGCCGCCTGCGCGCCCACCGCCAAACGGCAGGTCGAAACCGGAAGTCCAGCCCCCCGACGCGGCGCCCGTCTTGAACAGGCCGCCGAGGATGTTGCCGATCATGTCCTCGAGCGGCTTGAGGATCAGCCGCTTGTAGGCGAGCTGCAGCAAGTCCTGGCCGAGGCTCTTGAGCACGTTCGAGAACTTGTTGCCGCCAGCGACCATGCGGCTGAACGCGGACTCGAACACCAGGCCAACGTCCTGCGCTAGGTTCTCGGTCTCCTTGAGCTGCTGGTTGATGCCGTAGTAGGCATCCCACGCGCGCTCGATCTGCTCGTTCGAGTAGAGCCCGCTGGCCTTGGCCACCGCGATCGCCGCGCGCTGCTCTGACCGGGCGCGCTCTTCCGAGATGCCCGCCAGATCCTCGAAGGTCTTGGTCTGCTTCTCGGCCGCGCGCTGCTGGTCTTCCATGAACTTGGCGACCTGCTTTTCCAGCTCGACGCGCTCCCTGTCCTGGTCGATCTTGCTGGCGGTCGCTAGCGTCGCCTCCTTCATCTGCTGGGAGAGGTCGCCAAGGGCGCCCGACTCCATCATGTACTGCGCTTCCTGAACCGCCGTCAGCTCTTGCGTCTTGATGAGGCGCTGCTCGAGCTGGTTCATGTAGCGGCTGTACGCCGTGTCGTCGCCGAGCTTCTCTGGCTTGCCGTCCTTCTTGTCGATGACGGGCGCGCGCGGGCGCGTGTCGCGGTCAGTCTGGCCGTTGTTGTAGCCCTGCCCGGGCGCGTTCTTGAGCGCAAAGTTGCGCTGTAGTTCTTGCAGGAACGCGCGCTCACGGGCCAACTCGGCAAGCTTGGGGTCGATCTCCTTGGTGATCTTGAGGGGCGTGTCAGCGAATCTGGCGCGCGCCTTCTGGTACTTGGCGATCTCTTCATTGACCCGCGCCAAGGCCTCGGCCGGGTCGTTGCCAGGGCCGAGCGGCGTGCGGGCCAAGGACAGCGCCTCCCAGAATCCCTTGGACGCCTTGGTGGCCGCCTCGAACTTCTCGATCAGGTCACTGATCGGCGGGATGATCTGGCTTGCCAGCGCGCGCCATCCGGCGTCGCCCGAGGCCTTGATGCGGTCTAGCTGGTCGGCGAGCTTGCTGGCTGCGGCTGCGGCCTCGCCGCCCACCACGATGCCGAGCTTGGCCGCCTCTTCGCGCAGGCGGGCCATGCCCTCGCGCCCGCCGTTGAGGAACGGGATGAGCTTGGCGCCCGACTTGCCGAAAATCTCGATCGCCAGCGCGGCCTTCTCGGGGCCGTCGCGGAACGAGGCGAAGCGGTCAGCGATCTCGGCCAGCGCCTCGTCGGTGGTGATGAGCTGGCCCGAGGTGTTCTTGAACTCCAGCCCGATTGCCTTGAAGGCGGCGACGGCATCCTTGCCGCCCCCCGCCGCGTCGGCCAGCTTGACGTTGAGCTTCTTGAGCGCGTCGTCGAGGTCTTCTGCGCCAAGGCCGGCGAAGCTGGCCGCGTAGCGCAGCGAGCTGAGGGTCTCGACGGCGACGCCGGCGCTCTGCGCCGACTCTTCCAGGGCATCGAGCCCGTTGACGATGTTGCGGAAGGCGAGCGCCACACCACCAGCAGCCAGCCCGCCCAGGACCGTCTTGACGGCGCCCACCTCGCCAGCCAGGCGGCCAAGGCTTGAGCTGACCTTGTTGATCGCCGCGGAGGCGGTCTCCTTGGCGCCAAGGACGATGTCGACAGAGTTCTTGGTGGGCATGGGTCAGTCCTTGCGGCGCTGGGTGTCGCGTATGACGAGCATCAGATCCAACAGCAGCTCCGGGTCTGGATGGGGATGCAGGCGCAGGTACAGCGGGAATCGCTCGGGCTCCCAGCCGCCCACCCAATTCCAGGCGTGGACGGCAGCGAGCGCGTCGGGTGCGTACGGTTCAGGCTGAGCCAGCGCATCGCCAAGGCCGGCTTCGGCCAGCTTGTTGCGCTCGGCCGCACCCCTGCCCCACTCGATGCGCTCGATCAGTTTTTTGCGGCGTCCTCGCGGCGGGCGCGGCGCGCGGCCAGCCCTTCATAGAACGCCCGCACCAGCTCGGCCGCTACGTCGGGGCGCTGGTCGAGCAGCCATGGCACGGTGCGCGCCTCGCAGGGCAGCGGGTCGGCGTCGCCGTCGCCTAGCAGGGTGTCGACCGATACCCCTTTCCAGGCGGTGACGGCCTGCTCGACCATCGTGCGCGTGACGCGGGCGATCAGTTCCTGCCCGCTGTAGTCCGCGCGCATGCCGGCCGTGGCCACCTCCATCTGGTGGTCGGTCGGCAGGCGCAGGCTCACCTCGATGTCGCCGATCGCCACGGCGATGGTGCGGCCCGCTTCGATGCGGGCCGCCAGGTCGTCGAGGTTCATCAGGTCGCGTACCGGACGGGCTCGGCCACGTAGCTGAGGTCGATGTTGGCCGTCAGGGGCGCGCCGCTGGCGATGCTCGGCGTGGTCTGCAGCGACCAGTAGGTGTTGGCCACCAGCTTGGACCCGTTGGCGAAGGTGATGCGCAGGCCCGTGGGCGTGATCGACTCGGCCGCCGAGCGCACGGTGCTGTACCAGGCCAGCGACGGATCGTCGAAGGTGGTCAGGCTCAGCGTGACGGGCGAGCGGGTGGTCGGCACCTGCTTCTGGGTCTGGTCGGCGATGGTGGTCACGTCCTGGTACTGCACGTCGCCGCCGCCGGGGCTGGCCGACTGGATCTGGCTCAGGTTCGACCAGGCGGTGATGCGGCGGATCGTGCCGGTGCCGGTGCCGTTGGGGTACTTGCTGGTGTCGGCAGTGTTGATGCCCTCGAACGTGATGTCGTTCGTGGCGACCGTCTTGACCCGCACGATGCGCGAGTTCAGGCGGTCCCAGCCGCTGGTGACTTCGAGGTAGTCGCCAACGACGACGGAATGGCCGGCGCCGAGCGTGGCGACTGCTTCCGAGGCATTGGTGATGGCAGTCATGTTGACCGGGGTGCCGTAGGTGCTGGCGATGGCAAACACGGTGCCGGTGGCGAGGGTGATGGCCATGGCGGGGTTCCTTGTGCGCCGGAAATGAAAGCGGCCCCCGTGCGCCGGCTACGCACGGGGGCCGTGTCTGGGAAAGCTGGGGGTCTAGGCGTCTTCTGTGGCAACCACGCGCAGCGTGAGCTGCTGGACAAAGTTGCCGGAATTGGGGTCGATGATGTCGTCCTCGGACAGGGCGACTCGCGCGACCTGGTGCACAGTCATGCTCCCCGACTGAACTCCGTGCGCGTTGCGCACCGCCAGCCAGGCCAGCGGCAGGATGGTCTTCATGCGCCCGTAGTCGTCATCCACGGCGCTGACAATCACCCGCCCGTCGATGATCGACGGAGGTTCTTCAAGCTGCTCGTCAAACGTAGCGCCACCCGCGGTCACCGTGACAAATGGGTACGGCGTGCCCTGAACGGCCCAGCCGCCAAAGACGCGACCGCCCACGGCGGCCATGAGCGCCGAGTCCGCGAGCAGCAACTGCACGACAACCGCTTCTGTGTTCACCGATAGGCCTTGGTCGGGTCGTTCATCACTTCATCGATGCGGCGGCGCACGTAGGCGTCGAAGGCTTCGACCGCCTGCTGGCGCTTGTTCTTGAAGGCGTTGTAGACGATGAAGCGGCCGTAGGTGCCCTTGTGCCACACCCAGTCGGCGTACTTGCCGCCATACAGGCGCAGCTTGCCGCCGTTCTTGGGGTAGATCATGTGCGGCTTCTGGCCGTACTCGAGCGGGTTGGCATACGGAGCCTTGACGCCGCCCATCACCACGCGCCCGCGCACAGTGCCGTTCGAGAAGGAGCGAGTGGAGACGCGGATCGTCTGCTTGAGCGCGCCCGTGCGGACGGGGACGGTGGCGCGAACCTCGTCACGGAAGACTCTTCCGGCCGCACCGAGCGCCCCGCGCAGAATGTTCCTGCGCACCATGAACCCCATGGCGTCGAGTCGCGCCCGCAGTTCCGGCACGCCGTCGATGCGGCGCGTGATGTCCATCACGTTAGCCATCGATCACCTCACGGCACATGCACTGCAGTTCTTCGTGGCGGCCGCCGGTGTCGATCACGTCGACGATCTCGAGCACGCGGGTGCCGTACAGGAAGCGGTGCTTGGGCGTGACGCCAGAGCGCCAGCGCAGGGTGACGCGCAGGCTGATCTCGGCGCGGGTCTCGCCGCGGTTGAAGTATTCGCGCCCTGTCAGCGGAGCCACCTCGCCCCACAGGAAGACATCGGTCTGCCAGGCGGTGACGGGCTGGCCGTAGTCGGCGCCGCGCGTGACCACGGGCGACTGCAGGGCTAGTCGGCTGCGCAGGCGGCCGGCTTCGGGGGCGGGCATGGGCTAGACCCCGGGGATGCGGTAGGGGTCGAGCAGGCCGTCGAGGAACTTGTTCGGCATGGCGGGCTGCGTGGCGTGCGCCTCGCGGAAGCGGTCGAGGCTGGCCACCATGGCGAGCACCCAATGCCGCTGGCGCTGTTCGATGGTCTCTTGGCCGGCGACGAAGCGGATGGTGACGGTGTTGATGTCGCTCATGCAGTCGGTGGGCCATTCGCGGTCGCGCGCGGGGGCGAGCACGGCGGGGCGGCTGCGGTTGTCGAGCTGGTAATTCGTGGGATCGATCTCGACCTCGTCGCCCGCGGTGTTGACGTAGTGCACCCATTCGATGCTGATCACGGGCGCGGTGCCCAGCACGATGACCTGGTCGGCCACGAAGCCGTCCAGCGTCAGCTCCCAGGTGCTGGGGGTGAGCACGGAGCCGGTGGCGGTCTCCCACATCTGCGCGGCGGTAAGGATGAGGGACTGCACCTCGGCGTCGGGCACGTCGGGGTCGAGCCGCGCCCAGGAGCGGGCCTCGTCGAGGGTGACCGGCAGGGCGGTGGCTTCGATGACGCGGTTCAGGGCCATGGCGACTCAGGTGGAAGGGGTGCGGCTGCCGGTGGGCAGGTTGCTGGCGCGCGCGTCCACGCCGTCGCCCAGCGGAAGCTGCACGCGGGGCAGGGACTTGGCGGGGATCTTGGGGGCGCGCGGGTTGAAGGCGAAGGCGGCGGCGGGGGGCGCGGCGATCCAATCGGCCGGCGTGCGCAGGGCGCGCGGGTTGAAGTCGATGCGCGTGTATGGCGGGCGGATGGCGGTGTCGGCCTGCACCACGAAGGGCTGGCGGGCGCTGAAGGAAAAGAACGCCAGAGGGGCGACGGTGTTATTCCCGGCGTCCTGGGAAATTGACGGCGCGCGCGGGGTGAAGGTGATGCCGGCGGTGGGCGGCAGCACGGGCACCCATCCGCCCTGTGCGCCGGGGTTGCGCGGGGTGAAGGCGAACGAGGTAACCGGCGCGTTGACCACGTTGCCGCTGGTGACCTGGCTGACCACGGGCGTGCGCGCGGTGAAGGCGAAGCTGGCCGCGGGCGGGGTGACGGCGAGCGGCACCCCGGCGTTCACCGTTGGGGCGAGCTCGTTCATCCAGATGTCGAGCCCGTAGGTGACCTGGACGAGGTTGGGCGCGCGCTGCTGCAGGCCGGGCTGCTGCACGGTGAAGGCGAGCGCGGCCGCGGGCGCGGCCACCAGGTTGCCCACGGGCGTGCTGGCGCTGTTGCCGGCCAGCTTGAGTCCGCTGACCAGCTTGCTGTGCAGAACCAGATCGGCCATGGGTTACGCCTCGCTCACGGTGATGCCTTCGAGCACGCCTAGGCGCGCGCTGGGCGCGTCGTCGGCGAGGATGACGGTGATGCTGTTGCCGGCCGAGAGGCTGGTGCTGTTCAGGTCGATGACGCAGTTGCCCGACCCATCCGTGGTTTCGGCCGTGCCTTGGGCGACCACCGTCAGCGCGCTGCCGACCGTGCCGCTGCAGGCGGCCCAGCGCAGGGAGGATTCAGAGGCCTGCGCGGTGCCGTTGGCGTCCTTGACGGTGAAGGTGGCGGTCTTGCTGAGCGTGGTGCTGGACGATGCGGCCGAATACGCGCTGTTGTTGCGCGGGACGGCGTTGTCGTAAGCCAGCACCTTGAGCTTGCGCGTGGTGGCGCCGGTGGTGCTGGGGCACGTGTAGCTCAGCGTGCTGCCGATGTCCGTGGTGGCGAGCACCGCGTCGGCGCCGTCGAGCAGTTGCACCTGGTAGCCGGCGGTGGACCCGCCGCCGTTGTCGGCCACGGCCGACCACGACCAGGTGATCTGGCTGGCGGTGCGCGTGCCGACGGTGGGGCTGGGGACGTTGGGGGCGAGGGTGTCGCCGCCGCTGGGGATGCTCTCCTGCGCGCCGATCTGCGGTGCACTCGTGCTGCGCGCCTGGCCATAGATGTCAACGTCGCCCGTATCGGACTGGTTGCGCTGTCCGGCGTAACTGGTGAAGCCGGACTTGAGGCGCGCGTCGAGTGCGGCGCTGCTGCTTAGGCCCTCGATCTGGCTCGTGGCGGTGATGCTGAAGGTGTTGCCTGTGCCGGGGGTCAGGCGCGTGGTCGTGCCGTCTGCCACGCTCACGACGAACCGCCCGCATCCCGCCGCCCACCGCGACGAGAACTCGGCGTATGTCGCGCTTGACCACGGGCCTAGCGCCATACAGTCCGTGACCAGGGCAGCGCCATCGCGCTCACCTGCACCGAATGCCGTTCCCGCAGATCGGTCAGAGGTGCGAATTGCCAGGCAGTTGACTGCGCGGTTGGCGGCGTTCATCGTCGCCGTGCTAGTGCGCATCTTGACCGCTTCGGGGGCGCCGTTGTTGCCGCTGCGAACGATCACGCAGTTTGCAATCAGGTTACCGTCGCGCGACAACACTACCGCAGCGCCGCTGGCGTCGCCGCCGGAACATTCAATGTAGCAGCGCGTGATGCGGCAGTAGTCCAGGACGTCAATCAGGCCCGAGGTATTGGGCTGGTTGTATTCGGTGGACAGCAGTTGAAGGTTCGACAACCGGCCATACGAACCCAGGCGCAGGTTGCCAATCCAGTTGTAGGTTCCATCGCCGCCGCTCGTCCACTTCAGCCGCGCGCCGTAACCGTAGCGCAGCGGGTTCGTGGCGTTGGCCCAAAACTCGACGCCGGGGTTGGCGGTCAGGTGGATATAGCGGGTCGAGTCCTGAGTCTTGCCGGTAAAGCTGACCTGCGCCGTGAGCGTGTGTTCGCCGGACAGCATGCGCAGTTCCCACTGCTCGTCGGCAGACACCAGGCTGGCAGGGATCGCGGCGACGGCATCGGCCAGGGTGCTGTAGTCTCCACCGCTGCCGATGGTCTTGATGATCTGGGTCGCCATGCCTACGCCTTCACTGAAGTCTTGATGAAGTAGATCGGGTCGCGGTAGCTGGTGCTCAGCACGATGCCGCCCAGCTCGGCGCACCACTGGAATCGGTTGCCCAGCCCGTTGTTGACGTTCGTGAGGCTGGGCCGCGTCGTCGTGGCCGTGGTGCTGATCTTGGTCACCGTGAACACCAGACCGGCCTTGGTCGTGGGGACGATCTTGAAGATGTCGAACCGCCCCCACTGACTATCGGTTTCGCTGTAGCCCTGATCGACCTTGAGCGCCCACCAGCATTCGTTGTCGTCGTCCCACGTCCACGAACAGTCGCTGCGCCCGTTGAACTCGGCCCCCGCAGGGCCGCCCCAACTGGCGCCGCTGCCCGCAATGCGCGTAGGAACATCGCCCGACGAGAAGTCCATCGCCACTGGCACGCCACCACCAGACGGCACGAAGATCGCCGTGTTCCAGTTTGGGTCGAACGCCACCGGAAGCGCGACGCCAACATCAGCGTCGTAGAACACGTTGTCGCGCCAGGTGCCCTTGGCCTTGTTGAAGAAGTGCCAGCGGAAGCTGGCCGTCGTGCCGACCACGCAGTCCTCGGTCCACGGGTTTTTCAGGCAAGTGCGCCCGCCCGGAGACTCCCCCACGGTGTAGAGAAAGGGGTCCTTGACGTTGAGCAGCCAGTCGTTCTCTGTACGGCCTGCGTCCGACCACCGGAACCCGTGCACCCCCTGGAAGTTGCATTCGTCCGTCGGGTGGATCATCTGGCTGCCGAAGCGCACCCACAAATCTTCGCTATCGAAGAACGTGGCGCTGCGGTAGGAGTGAACCGCGACCGGAGTACGCGGCGACGATTCGATCAGGTGATTCGCGCTGGTGTGGTTCCACTCGTAGTTGTATGGGCTTGAGTCGCCTACCCCTGTCCACGTGGTGATCGTCTTGCTGCGCGGCGTGGGCTGCATGGGCAGGCACCAGCCGTAATTGGCGTCGCCCGTGTTGGCGTTGAGCCGGAAGCCCAGCACACCGTTCGCCCGGCCGTCGCCACCCCCGCCCCCGTGAAACAGCGCCACGGAATCTCGGCGGCGCACCGCCATGCCAGAGTAGTTCCACGGGTTCTTGGCGTAGTCCAATTCGCAATTGCTGCCAGCAGGCTCTGCGCCGCTCCACTTGTCGCGCACCGCCGCAGGCAGTTGGGTCTCGCATGTCGAGTTCGGAAGAGCCTTCCACTCGTGCAGGTTGGCAGGCATCCAGTTGGGCACCGCCTTGCGCCTGAGACTGTAGTGCCGCGCCTTGATGAGACTGTTCGGGCAGTAGGATTCGTCGGCTATGCCGTAGACCAGAATGCCGTGCTTGCGGTCATAGAAGGTCTGGGTCGGGATGATCCATCCCTGCCCATCCTCGAACTGCATGTGCGGCACCTGGGCAAAATCCTCCGCGCCGGTGTCCAGGTCTACAAGCAGTGCGGTGTTCGCGCTGGGGTATGGCGCGTTCGCACCGATCACCGCTTCCGGGCGGCCCACCGTGCCAGACTTGTAGTTATTGCCCCACCCCCCTTCGCCCGATTGATCTACAGACCCTCGCGGTCCGCGCAGCCAGGCGAACATCTTGCGCGCTACCCCGTCAATGATGGCCGTGAAGCCCAGCACATCGCGCCCGCCGAGGCTAGGCTTTGCCGTTGTCCACACTTGCGTGGCACGGCTTGTCCAGTCCACATTGGTGTCATTGGTCGGCAGCCCCGCCCGCGTGTTGGGGAGCAGGACGCGGTAGACATCCGTGCCCCGCTCTGCGTTGCGGTTGGTGCGGATGAGGTAGAGCCAGCGATTGACAGGATCAATGCCCAAGCAGTGCATCACGTCATAAAAATTCGTGATGTCCAGCGCGGGGTGATAGAACGACGCCTTGAAGGCGAAGGTCTCTGTGGCCGGATCAAAGGCGTGAACCCACGGCCCCGCATCCGTGCCGTGAAACGCCAGGTCAAGCACCGGGTCGTAGAACGCCTGGCCGAGATATTCCTTGCCGTTGATCGACCCCACTTTCATGGGAAGCGCCAGCGGGGTCCAGCGCGTGCCGATAGGCTTGGACGGGTCGAACTTCGACACTACATCCTTGAACCCGGTCACCCCTGCCGGGCCGCCATAGTTGGGGGGCGTCGTGCCGAGGTACTGGAAGTTGTATCCAGCCAGCACCCAAAACACACGGCGCTTGCTGTCCCAGGCAACTGCGTTGGCATCCTGGTGAATCGGGAACTGATAGCCCGACAACGGCCACTCGGGGTGCTCCAACCGCCACCCGGTGCTGGGCGTGGTCGTATTCCAGGTGCTGGCGTTGAGCGACCACATACGCTGCTCGCCGCTGTTGGGGTTGTCGCCGCCGAAGTAGTAAGTGCGCCCGCTCGGGTGCGCAATCATGCGCGACTGCTTGCCCTGGAAGTTCAACCCCAAGTCGTTGTCCGCAGCGTAGTTCGTGGCTACATGCTGCACCGCCTGCCAGCCCGCGAAGAAGCCAGTGGCGGGCGGGGCGGCCTGCACGCTGAGCGTGAAAGGCGCGCACGGAATCGAGCCGCCGGGGCCGGTGGCGTTGAGCACCACGCTGGCGATGTCTTGCACCGTGGCCGCGGCCGTCCATGTGATGCGCGGCGGGCTGGCATCGACGAAGGTGAGCCACGCCGGCTGGCTGCCCGGCCCGACCCAACTAGCGCTGGTGGCATTGGCCACCGGCAGGGTGTAGCCGCCCGCGACGCCCGCGAAGATGACCGGCACGGGCACGGCCGTCCAGGTGGGCGTGGTGGGGACGCGCGTTTCGGAAAGCGCGCGGATGCGGAGCAGCTTGCCCATTGCTTTGGCCTATGCCTCGGCTACGACTGGTAGACGCCGGAAGCGTTCCACTGCACGACGAGGTTGGTGCCCGCCGGGGTGGACGGGATGTCGGCCGGGGCGTCATTCCCGAGCACCAGGCCGATCAGCGGCTTGACTTTGGCGTTGCGCGTCACGTCGGCCACCAGCGCGGCGTAGCGCCACGCCGGGATGCCGGCGCCGGTGGCGGTGAGCACCAGGTCGGCGAGGTCGACGGTGACGGTGGAGCCGGAGCGGCTCACGCTCATCTTGCCGAGGTTGATGCCGCCCGAGGTGTAGCCGCCCTGGGCGGCGATCTCGCTGGCGCTGATGTCGGCGTAGACAGTGTGGGTGTTCATGTTGCTCGCGTAGCTCGAGGCGAGCAGCACGAGGCGGATGTCGTCGAGGCTGAGTTCGACGTCATCGCGGAAGACGTTTTCCTTGAAGCTGCTGTAGAGGCTGAGTTGGGCGGCCATGCGTTACTCCTTGGCGCGCGCGCGGCGCCGGGGGGATTGCGAAAGGGGGGCCTCGGGCGCGCCCGCCGCCGGGGGTGCCGGCGGCGGCGCGTCGAGGTAGGTGGCCGC